CTTTCAATCGCTTTTGTGGCGATGCTGCTCTTAGGACAGTATCGGCTGATATTTCCAGAGATGAGCAAATTCATGTCGCTTGCAACAGTTTGGTATGTGCTGATATGGGTTTACGCCCTAGCTCTTCTTTGGACAAACTTAGGAAAGCTACAATAAATTGGATCTTTGAACCATTGGCTGACATAGCACCTAACAAATATTTAAGCAGAAAATTTTGGACGGACTCAAGTGACCGTTTAATGTACGAAGGTAAAGCTCCACAGCTTGCCGACACTAAGCGAGCCCGCATGCCCGCATTTTTTGAACATGCAAACACCAATTTACCCAAGTACGCTTGATTGGGGACGCATCCAAGTCATCGTTGATGAACTAGATGAACAGTTCCCAGACAAGTTTCCAGACCACACCCTATCGGAGAAAGAAATATCTTATAGAGCTGGTCAATTATCAATTATACGCATACTAAAAGACAAACTTAAAGGAGAATAATTATGTGCGGAGGACTAATCTCAAGTATATTCGGAGGCAACAGATCACAACCTGCCCCTCCACCTGTACCAGCTCCACCAACTACCCCACCACCCCCACTACCAATACAACAAGCTCCTACACCTATGCCAGAAGCTCCTACTCCATCTCCTATACAGGAAGATGAAACAAAGAGAAAGGCAAAGGTAAGAGCTAAGAAGAGACCTCAAAGGGGTAGAGGACAACAAGGAACTACAAGACTACAGACTAAGAAACCAGCATCAGGTGGCCTTAAAGGTATTGGCACTAAACAAGGTGTCAACACTGGAGCTGGCAGTGGTACTGGCGGTGGCGGTGGTTCATACGGAGGATAATGAAAAACGCACGGCAACGATACAATGAGTTATCGAGTCACCGTGAACAATTCTTAAATGTTGCTTATGAATGTGCAGAGCTAACCATTCCTACACTCTTAATGAGAAACGAGGGTGACGCTCTGTACAATAGCTTTCAAACACCTTGGCAATCAGTCGGAGCCAAAGGAGTTACCACGCTGAGTTCAAAACTCATGCTAGGACTCCTACCTCCGTCAACCAGTTTTTTTAAACTACAGTTAGATGATTCTAAACTAGGCGTAGAAATACCAGCCGAAGCAAAGAGTGAATTAGATCTTAGTTTTGCGAAGATAGAACGTATGATTATGGACAGCATAGCTGCCTCCACAGACAGAGTTCAAATATTTGCAGCACTAAAACATCTTGTTGTTACAGGTAACGCTCTTGTATATATGGCAAAGGATGGTATGAAAGTTTATCCACTAAACCGTTACGTAGTCGAAAGAGATGGTAATGGTAACGTGGTTGAGATAGTAACAAAAGAAAGAGTCAGTAAAAAATTATTAGGTCTGCCAGAAATAGAAGAAGAGAACAGTCCTAACGATGACTCGAAGGGTGACTATAAAGGTACAAAAGATGTAGATGTATACACATGTGTAAAGCTGTCTGGTAATGGTTGGCGTTGGCATCAAGAAGCTAACGATACTATTCTTCCTGACAGTGTAGGTAAAGCTCCCAAGGACAAGACCCCTTGGCTACCACTACGTTTTGTGACGGTAGACGGAGAGGACTATGGACGTTCTAGGGTAGAGGAGTTTCTTGGTGACTTAAAATCTTTAGAGGCATTGATGCAAGCTATCGTTGAAGGTAGTGCAGCAGCAGCTAAAGTTGTATTTACTGTTTCACCCTCCTCAGTTACCAAGCCAGCTTCATTAGCTAATGCAGGTAATGGTGCTATCATTCAAGGTAGACCAGACGATATAGGTGTCGTGCAAGTTGGTAAAACTGCTGACTTTAACACAGCATATCAAATGATTAACATGCTAGAGAAAAGATTAGCTGAGGCTTTTCTTGTCTTAAATGTACGTCAGTCAGAACGCACTACAGCGGAAGAAGTGAGGATGACACAGATGGAACTAGAGCGACAGCTGGGTGGACTATTCAGCTTGTTAACTACAGAGTTTCTAATACCCTACCTCAACCGTATTATGCACACACTTACTAGGTCAAAGAAGATACCATCCGTACCTTCAAACCTAGTCAAACCTACTATAGTTGCAGGTATAAATGCACTAGGTAGAGGGCAAGACAGGGAAGCCCTTGTACAATTCATAACCACTGTATCCCAAACTATGGGCCCACAGGCTATGGCACAATACATGAATCCTGACGAAGCCATCAAGCGTCTTGCAGCTTCACAAGGTATTGATATTCTCAACCTTGTTAAGAGTATGGAAGAACGTAATGCAGAGCAAGAACAAGCTATGCAAGCACAACAGATGCAGTCCCTTACTGAACAAGCAGGACAGCTCGCTCGTGCTCCAATGATGGATCCATCTAAAAACCCAGAGGCACTTGATGCTATCAACGCTGCGTCTGGAGCAACACCACAACAGTAACTATGGCAGAAACAATCCGCTACGACACTTCTGAAGATCCCGTAGCAGCACAATCAATCGCAGAAAAAGAAGCTGAATCTTTAAAGATCGGTGAAGAACTTATGGCCAAGCAAGAGAAAATGCTTGCTGGTAAATATAAGAATGCCGAAGAATTAGAATCAGCATACCTTGAATTACAGAAGAAATTAGGACAGTCAGAAACAACAACTGAAACAGCTGAACCTGAGCAAGAGTATGACCTTTATACTGAAGATGGCTCTGTTAATTATGAAACAGCCAATGTAGTGTATGGTGAAAAACTAGGTAATACATTTAAAGAGAATGGTATAGACCCATTTGAAATGAATGAGTACTTTGAAAAAAACAATGGTACTTTGTCTGATGAAATGTATGACAAACTCGGTACTGCTGGTTTAAACAAAGATATGGTTGACGCATACTTGAAGGGTTTACGTGGAGAACTAGGATACCCAGAGGCTGCACAACCTGTACTAACAGAATCTGAAATTAAAGATATAAAAAATATAGCTGGTGGTGACAGAGGTTATGATAATCTAATGCAGTGGGCTGGTGAAAATCTAGACCAAGAAGCAATAAAAGATTTTGATGATGTACTAGCCACTGGTAATAAATCAGCAGTCAAGTTTGCAGTTACAGCACTTATGGGAAAATACGAAGATTCACAGGGACGTGATTCTAAAATAGTTACTGGCAAAGAGTCATCTACTGAAACATACAGGAGCATGGCTGAGGTTGTCAGAGACATGAACAAACCAGAATATCAGAATGACGAAGCGTACAGAGATGATGTTCTAAGAAAACTATCCGCATCAAACTTAAAAGTATAGGAGCTTTATTATGCCAATGGGAAAAGGGACTTACGGAAGTAAGAAAGGTAGACCTGCTAAGAAAATGAGCAAAGGTATGTCAAAACTACCTGCAGCTGTACGTAAAAAAATCTTAGGTAATAAGAAAAAGTAATGGCTGTCAAAAAGAAAAGTGTCAGTCTTAAAATGGGTAAGCATAAGTCTCGCTCAGGTGGACTGACAGCAGCTGGTAGGAAAAAATATAATCGAGCAACTGGCTCAAACCTCAAGGCTCCTCAGCCTCAAGGTGGTGCTCGTAAGCGTTCCTTTTGTGCTCGCATGAAAGGAGTCAAAGGGCCAATGAAAAAGCCCAACGGTAAGCCAACCCGTAAAGCTTTGGCACTACGCAAATGGAAATGCTAATGGCACACAAGAAAGGATCTAAGTGTGGCTGTAAACACGGAGGCAAGAAGAAGTAATGGCTAAACGTGGACTATACGCCAACATCCACGCCAAGAGAAAGCGTATCAAAGCTGGCTCTGGTGAGAAGATGAGAAAAGTTGGGAGCAAGGGAGCTCCTACGGCTGCCAATTTTAAACGGTCAGCAAAAACCGCAAAACCTTATAAAAAGAAAAAATGACACATCACAACCACGAAGGCGACAAATGGCATGTAGCTGAAGAGCTAAACGGTAGACTAGCAATGCTAGGTTTCGTGATAGCTATAGGTACATACCTAACAACAGGACAAATAATTCCTGGCATATTATAATCCACAAACGCCACGTCCGTTCATCCCTTTAGGGACGCATGACTCCTAAGCATGGAACGGGGCTTAGGTATATGGAGATGACACAATGAAAGTTACTTTCGTATATCGTGGCGTTGCTTACACCAAAATTAT